GTTATGTTTAGTTCCATGGAACCGATAGACAACCCAAAAAAACGCCACCGAGGTGACGCTGTGAAAGCCGAAATTCCAACTGATTCTGACCAGCTTTGGGAGTGGATTAAATACCAGCTCCGCATTCGCGGATCATCCCTTGCCCTGGTCGCCAAAACGCTGGACATACCAAGGCAGTCTGTTGCTAACGCTAAGCGCGTTCGGTACCCGCGTGTTGAGAGGGCCATTGCCAGGAAGCTAGATATGGCTCCCCGTGACATCTGGCCCGATCGCTGGCATCCGGACGGCGCTCCTTTGCGCGAACGCCCAAATATGGGAGAGCGCAAACCGATTATAGGCCATAAGCCTACCGAATCTAACGCTATCGCGCACTGTCAAATCGCACGGAGTGCTTAACCATGCGTCGTGTCAAAGACACCGCCACCATTGACATATTTGAGGTTCCGCAACCTGTGCACCCCGCACCGGGGAGTGGCAACTATGCCGCTCAGGTTAGTGAGCTGGTGGCCAAGGTGCTGAAAAGCTCCCCCCATGACCGGTATGAGATTGCCGCACAAATGAGCCGGCTGTCTGGCGACGATGTCTCAAAACACATGTTGGACGCCTGGTCTAGCCCCGCCCGCTGTGAGCACAACATCCCTCTATATAGGGTGCCGTTGCTGGAAGAGGTTTGTCAGAGCCACGCATTTACAGACTGGATGGTGCATTTGCGCGGTGGCCGTGTGGCTTATGGGCGAGAGGCGCTGGCCGCTCAGTACGGAAAAATGCAGCAGATGAAAGACAAGCTTCAGGCGGAAATGCGCGAGATGAAGCGATTGATGGGAGACGAGGAATGAGCCGAGACATCCAGATTCCACAATGCGCGCATGAAGCTCTTCAGCGGAAGCCGGAATACCAGGCGCTCAGAAGGCAGCAGCGCCTGGCAGTGCGAAAATCCCTTATGGTTAATGAAGCGTGTACCGATCCTTCTTGCCAGAAACCATCTCCAGAAGCTCAGAAATCAGGGTTTCTGATGCGAGCTTATAGTGCGCTTGCTCGATATCTGAGGTGGCTTCCATGAGGTCTTCCAGAAGCCTTCGACTATCGAATGCTCCGCTCTGCTGCAGCCTTTGCAGCAAGCCAGCAAGAACCAAGCGAGTGGCGTACCCGGAGTCTCGCTCTAGGGTGGCAGTTTCCTCCACTTTGAGCAGCCATTCCTCTGCCTCTTCAAGAGTAAGTGGTCCGGGAAGATTTTCTTTGTCAGTCATGGGGGCTCCTTTTGTATTGGTTGGCTTGGTTCGCACCTCTAACCATAGCGAAGTTGTGAGCCCCCGCCTATTCACCGGGGGTGCCGCATGAACTGTCGAAACACGCTGTTAGTTCAGGATTTCTACACGGCGGTGGAGCTGGCAAAGCTGGCTAAAGATCACGGCCTTCCAGGCATTCCGGGCTCCGATCGCAGAGCCAGGGACTTCTTGAACAAGTCCTGCGAGGGCCGCAAGCGCCAAGGCAGCAAAGCCACTGAATACGCCTTCGCCAGCCTCCCCCAGGCAACTCAGGACGCCCTCCTGGCAAGAGCCCTTACGGAAGCCGGTACCGGTTCCGAGGTTTTGCAGCCTGCGCCTGAAAAAGAAGCCCGGGAGCTGCCGAAATACGAAGAGCTGAACGAAGACCAGGTATCTGTAATGACGGCCCGTGTGGCCTTTGTTCGCGAAGTGCAGCGCCTGAGCCAGGTCACCAGCCAGAAGAAAGCCATTGATACGTTAGTGAAGGCCGCGAAAGAGGCAACTCTAACGCCTTACCTGGCAGAGCGCGCGGTGCGGGCGAATGACCGCAAAACCGACACCCGCACGATTTCGGAACGCACATTGAAGCGTTGGATCTCCGACTTCAAGAAACACGGCGAGCGAGCGCTGGCACCAAAGCGCCGTAAGGCTGATATGAGTGTTCCGGCATGGGGTCCGGCGTTCCTGAACCTTTATCAGCGCCCCCAAAAACCCAGCATTGCCGCTGCATTCGAGCAACTGCGAGAGCAAACCCAGCCGCCGCACCCGTCTATCGACCAAGTGCGCCGCTGGCTGAACAAGCTGAGCCCGGAAGCCCGCGAAAAGGGCCGCATGAGCCCGCAAGAGCTAAAGGCCCTGCAGCCGTTCAAGCGCCGCAGCACTGAACATATGTGGCCGAACGATGTGTGGGTATCTGATGGTCACACCTTTGATGCTGAGGTGATCAATCCGATTACCGGCCAGGCATTCCGCCCCGAGATAACCGTGGTTCTGGATTGGTTTAGCCGCCGCATTGTGGGCTTTGCGCTGAACCTTGCGGAATCCACAGTGGCCACGCTGGACGCCCTGCGCCATGGCATCACCAACGCAGGCATGTTCAACGTGTTCTATGTGGATAACGGCGCCGGCTTCAAGAACGAAGCCATCTATGAAGTGGTGGATCGCCTGGGCGGAACCATCACTCATGCGCTGCCTTACAACTCGCAAGGGCGCGGAATTATTGAACGCCCCCACAGAACCGTACTGGTGCGCCTGGCCAAAGAGTTCGACAGCTACATCGGCGTAGATATGGACAAACAAGCCGCCACCCGTGCCCACAAGCTGTCCCGCCAAGCCATTAAAGACGGCCTGAAACCGGCGCACATTCCGACATTTCAAGAGTTTTTCGACCGCCTGAATGCAGCGGTGGAGAAGTACAACCACGCCCCTCACTCCAACCTGCGGACGATTCGCGACATGAAGACCGGGCGCATGCGCGGACAAACCCCGATGGAAGCCTGGGCCAGTGCTGAAGCGGAAGGCTTTGAAGCCATCACCGCCGATGCAGAGTTGGTGGCATCGCTGACACGCCCACAGGAAGTTCGCAAAACCCACCGTGGCGAAGTGCGAATCAATGGCGGCATCTACTTTATGGACGCATTGCGCGACTTCCACAGTGAAGAAATCAAGGTGGCCTGGGATTACAGAGACCCATCCAATGTGGGCGCCTACACCCTTGAAGGTGAATTTATCGGCGAAGCCAAGCTGGATGGAAACTCCACACCAGCCTTCCCGCAATCCGTACTTCAGCGCGGTGCCGACAAGCGGGAGAAAGGCCAGCTAAAACGCCTGGCTACCAAGGCCAAGACGGTTACCGGCAAAGATGTGGAAATCCGCATTCTTGAGCCAGTAGCCAACGACGACGACACCCAGCGCCAGATAGCAGCTGGCCGCGCCACGGCCAAGTTGCTAGCCGCAGCCAAAACAGAAGAGTTTGTGATTCCCGAAGATCCCATGGCCCGGTACCGCCTGTGGCAGAAGCTTGAGAAGCGAGTAACGGCAGGGGAAGAACTGAGCGGGAAAGAACAGATGTGGTGGGAAAGCTACCCCACTACAGACGGATACCGCGCCATCAAGCGCGTTATGGATGCGAGCGCCAACGGCAAAACCGTTAGCGCCCGCAGGGCCATATAGGGCATGGCCATGACACCCAAGCACCAATCGAAAGGAAATACTATGAGCGTCAACACCATTGTACCACTGACCAACGTAGGCCTGCTGGCCCGCGCGGTTGAAAGTGCGGCCAACCGCCCACCAGAGCTTCCCGGCCTGGTGGTTATGTACGGCCCCAGTGGCTATGGAAAGAGCCTGGCAGCGGCCTACGCAGCCAACCTCCACCGTGCCTATTACGTGGAGTGCCGCGAGAGCTGGACAAAGAAAGCCTTCCTCACAGCCATCCTGCGGGAAATGGGCATTATCCCCACAAAAACCCTGAGCGAAATGGTGGATCAGGTAGCAGAACAGCTTAGCCGTTCCGGTCGCCCGATCATTATTGATGACGTGCAATACGTGATCGACAAAACAGCCGCCAACGTGTTGACCGACATTTATAACGCCAGCCAGGGAACCTTGATTCTGATCGGCGAAGAGCGTGTTCCCGCATCCATGGCCCGCCTTGAGCGGCTGCACAACCGAGTTCTGGAGTGGGTGCCCGCCCAAGCTGCGAGCCTGGACGATGTTCAGGAGCTGGCGCAATCCAGTTACCCCGATATCGAAATGGCTGATGACTTGCTGGACATGGTGCGCACCCGCGTGAAGGGCTGCCTGCGCCGGGTTGCTGTCAATCTTTACCGCATTCACAGCGAAGCCCTGGCGAACAACTGGGCAAGTGTCGATCTGGATACCTGGGGCGATCGCAATATCCACACCGGCCAACCACCGGCGCGGAGGGCATAAACATGGCAGTTACTCGCAAGCCCGCGCATCTGGAGGCTCAGGGCCCAAAAGGCGATCGCCAATTCATATGGGAAAGCATGCGCGCACTGCACAAAGGCGGCGATCGTTTCACCGTTCGTGATATCTGGCTGCTTAGCACCGGCAACGGCCCCAAAGGCCGGGTGCGCGATTACATCAACGGTTTGGTAGCCGCCGGCTACCTGAAAGCCTGGCCAGCTCCCGGTAAAGCTACGGAATATGAACTGGTGAAAGACTGCGGAATAGAAGCCCCTCGCGTTCGCAAGGACGGCACCGAAGTTACCCAGGGCCGGGGCCGTGAGCAGATGTGGCGCACCGTGAAAATCATAGGCGACTTCACCGCCACAGACTTGGCCAATGCCGCGTCTACGCCGGCTTTTCCGGTGGCTGAGAGCACCGCCAAAGACTACTGCACCATGCTGGCCGGCGCGGAGTACCTGGCAACGGTTCGTCCGGGCAGCCCCGGCATTCCAGCCCGGTACCGGCTTGTTCAAAGCCGCTGGACTGGCCCGCGCGCCCCAATGATTCAGCGCCTAAAGCAGCTGTACGACCCCAACACCGGTGAAGTGGTTTACCGCCGCAACCCGCAAACCGAGGAAGGCGACGAATGAGCCGCAAGATCAACATTTCAAACTGGGGCGACCAGCCCCCGCACTGGGTGCAGCTGCTAGCCAATGAGGTTGAATCCTCAAATCGTACCCAGGCCGCTGAGCGCATTGGTATCAGCCGAACCGCCGTCTCCTTGCTGCTGGCGAACAACTACTCCAGCCCCAGCACCAAGGGCATGGAGCGCCGGATTCTGGCAGCTCTGGACGGCATCAAGTGCCCGGCCCACAACGAAATGATCAGTACCGATCAGTGCCGGGCATACCGCGAACGCCCAGCGCCAACGCACAACCCCATGGCCATGCGCGTTTGGCGCGTGTGCCAAAACTGCACCCACAACCCGAATGGGGGCCGGTCATGAAAATGCACTCAGTTGCTTACCTGGAGCACCACGCAGACGTATTCGCGGCCAACCTGCTGCACAAGCACGGCATCACGCTGGATCAATACTTGGCAGATCCTGCCCGGTACCAGTTTTTCCTTACAGCTGATTTTCCGCTGCTACCGGCCCAAACCAAGGTGCGCGTCCGGCTGATTCGGGAAGAAATCATGCAAGAGCAAGCCGAAGAAATCGCCAAAGAGCTGGACGGCATGCCCCGCAACAACGTGCGGCCATTCCAGCCCCTGCGTCACCACCGGTACCCAAAACGCCGAGGCATTGCGAGCTGCTTCAAGCGCTCACGAAACCCGCAACCCACACAACCCCAGACCACATGAGGCCTAGCCCTATGAACACCGCACATAACCCGGATCAGTTCCGCTACAACGCAAAGGGGCACCTGGTGCCACTGGAACAGATCAAAGACATCGACCGCCTGAGGGATGATCTGGTGAACGACGTAATTGCGAAAGTGAAAGCGCTACAGGAAGACATGCGCAAGATCAAAACCGAAATAGCCAGCGAAGTAGAAGCCTTTCTGGAGCTGAGCGCCCGGGAGTACGGCACCAGCTATGGCGGAAAGAAGGGCAACGTGACCCTTTCCAGCTTTGATGGTTCGCACCAGATCAAACGCGCCGTGGCCGACAGCCTAGCGTTTGATGAGCGTCTGCAAGTTGCCAAAGAGCTGATCGATCAGTGTATTCACGAGTGGACAGCCGGTAGCAGCAGCGAAGTGCAGGCCCTGGTAGAGCACGCCTTCCAAACCGACAAAGAAGGCAAGATCAGCACCGCCCGCGTTCTGGGCCTGCGCAGCCTGAACATCCGGCATGAAAAATGGCAGCAAGCCATGCAAGCCATCATGGATTCCATTCAGGTAACCGGCAGCAAGAGCTATCTCAGGTTCTACGAGCGCCAAAGCCCAGACGGGCAACACCGCCAGATCCCGCTCGACGTAGCGGCCCTTTAACCAACCCAACCCCCGCAACCAAAGAGGATTTACCCGTGAATAAAGCACAACTGATTGATGCCCTGATCGACAAACACCACGCCAAGCGTGAGAACTACCACTTCCAGAAAGCAGACATGACCGCCGTGGTCGATGGCCTGGGCGAGCTGGTGGCCGAGCAGCTGCGAGCTGGGCACGAAGTCACTCTGCCCGGTATCGGCAAGCTGACCGCAGCCGCCCGTCCGGCCCGCACAGGCCGCAACCCACAAACCGGCGAAGCCATTGAAATACCAGCAGCCAAAGTGCCGAAGTTCAAGGCCGCCAAGGCGCTGAAGGAGGCTGTGAACCATGGCTGAGACCAGCGCAAAGCAAGCAATCGGCACCAAAGTAGCCATTGGCATTGAGGCAACCGCCGAGGGCGAGATGCTGATAAGCGTGGATCTCTGCGGTCAAAAAATGGGCGAGAACCCAACGATAGTGCAGTGCCTGGCATTCACAGGCGTTGAGGCTATCCGCGAAGCAATCCGCGAAACCTTTAACGTGCAGAGCGAGGAGGTAGTGCACCGCGCCGTCGATTCAAACCACTAAGCGAAACGCCCCGCACGGGGCGTATGCCAGGCGTGGTTGCCTGGTACTGATGAGCAGCCAATTAACGGAGGGAGTCATGGCTTCCAGAACACAAAATACCGAGCTTGGCGCCGAGAGGCTTTGCACCAAGTGCCACGACTACTGGCCAGACGATGCCGAATTTTTCTACACCAAACACGGAAAAACCCAGCAGCCTTGCAAAGCCTGCTATGCACAACTGCCATCCAGACAAGCCCGAAGGGCGGGAGCGAGAGCATGAATAAATGGGAAGAAATCAAAG